GCAATTCTAATGCCATGGTCGTCGGGCCTTATTCCGATCGGCCGGACGTTCGTCTCCATCTACTAGCAGCAATTTAAAGATCGCTCTACCTTAATCACACATTTAATATCTCGTTTACAATATTTCATTTTGCTTTCTTATGTCTCTAACTCTATGCGTTACACACTCGTGCCAATGTATCAATTCATTCCTCGCCGTTGTCACCAGACCACATGGCAGTATTAGCATATCTTCACATCTCATCATATGTCCATGTTTAAAAATTAGCTTACACTTGTTTTCATTTGATATCTTTATACTTTTCCCGCCAACTAACATTCTCTTTGGTATACTATTGTTTCTTATCTCGTCAGATATTCCATACCGAAATAAATTAGCTACTCTATGTTCTCTTCCTTCATCGACAAATCTATTTCCATTGAATAAACCGGAGTAGCATGTCATTTCGAACATTAAGTTACACAACTCAGCAAATTCCACACTATTAACATCAACACATACTTCTATCATCTTTCCTGGTTCACTACCAAATAATTTGTAAGCGTGAGCGATAAATGTGGCCTCATTTTTGTGAATTATCTTAACATTATTGTCATCCATTTTCTGTATTGTTTCTGACACCATTGCCCATACTAAATCACCTATATCTGGTTTTAATATTGTTAATTGTTGCAACAAATTAATATATACATTGGACATCCCAATTGTCTCAATGCATTCCAGACCATTTCCCCCGTTCATATATACATGTTTGGTTAAACCTTGCTCACTTACTTTATTCCTAGAAACCGGAACCAGAATTACGTCTTTTGCTATGGATGTTCCCTTATACACTAGTGAATACACTCCCACATACGTTACACTTTTGGTTTCATGATCTACCAACGTTTTATCTTTAATGTCTATAATCCCGCATTCCACAACATCGTAATCACTGTAATCTACTGGCAATGATAGAAATTCTGGCATATTCCTTTCTAAATCTTTATCGCCAAACGCGTCGTCCTTATGCAATTTAACAATACCATGAGTTATTCCCGTCTCATCTTCACATATTTTACGATGTTTGTACACTTTTTGTTTCACAGTTATTTCTCTCATCTTCTCACGTCTTAATACTACGCCTGCTTGAGGTACTGATACTTCATCATTATCTGTAACTATTAACCATTGACGAACTTTTTCCAGTAAATAATCATAAGTATGCACACTTATGATCTTTTTCTGTGTAATGTCATAAGCTACTCCATCATCTTCTCGCATCGTTCCATTAATGCATTCCCCGACAAATAAACTCTCGGTCACTTGTTTATCCGCATCAATTTCAAATAATGTAGTGCCATCAAAGTATAAAACTGTGAATCTATTTCCGATGTTTCCTCTGACCATAATAGATCTACGATCGTTCTCAAATATTACAATCACGTTTTCACCTCCTAATAAAACCTCATTCATCACCTCTCTCACTTTATCGCTTCCATATCCAATCATACATAAATTAAGTAAAGTGTCAAGATCATCGTTGAATACTCCTTTGGTCGACAATTCGTGTTCTATTTGTTCGCTCCTTATGTCGCCGTGACATATTCCTATACTCAGATTGTTCAACATATCCAGCGGCTGACATTCTGGGTTTTTTAGCAAAGGAAAAGCGTCCGCTTTGCTTCGAGCTAGTTGAATGAGGCATGATGTGCCACCAAGAATTTCCTTCTCCAACTTCTGCTTCTTCTCCGCTTCCGTTTGATTCCTCGTGTGGTCTTTTGGCAATAATCCCATCACATGCCTTTTTATGGTAGAAACATTCTTCAAGGCTGATTCTGTGTATGTGGCATAAGCAATTAGACGGTTCATTGTGGCAAACTTTATTGAAATGTTGATTTGGTAAATATGATCTTCTTCCGCTTCGTAGTTTTATTGGCATTTTAAAACT